AAAGTATTACCAGTATCGTCAACGTTTAGATTGTTGTTAAGTGCAGGTGTGTAATCTAAAACACCAGCCATTTGTAGAGCAGAAGCGACATCAGCAGAACAAATAATCATGTTCCCTTTACCTCTTCTTGTTCTTTGAGCGATTCTGTTTGCGTCTCTTTCCAATTGGAACATAAGACCTTTGAATCTCTCAACTGACCATCTACCGTTTGAGTCTGTATCTAAATCAAAGATACCAGCAGTAGTTGTGTTTGTAGCAGCACCTTTTTCTGCATTGATGTAAACTGTTCTTACAACTTCTCTGTTGATTTCAGCTAAGATTTCAGCAGATAAGATATTTGCAAGTTCAGTTTCAGCGTCTAAACCATGGATTGCTTTTAAGTCTTGAGCAAGTTCCATTGTGTACTCTGCTTTAAGAGCTCTTGATTTAGCAGTTACAGTTGACTTCTCGATTGAGAATGCCATTTCAGCAAATGCGTTACCAGAAGCGTCTCCTAATGCTTCAGCAGCAGCTGTAGTCATAGCAGTACCTTTTGTGTAAGTACCAGCAGATGGACTATCGTTTAGAGCACCTGGATTGTTGTTTGGTGAACCTGAGTGAGCAGTTGAAGAATAACCATCAACTGAGCTACCAGCAGCGTTTCTACCAGAGAAGTCTGTATCAGCTTCGTCAAACATAGCTTCGTTACCAGTTTGTGAAGTGTATCTACTTCTCATTGCAAAGATTAGTCCAGTTGGACCAGTCATTGGTTGCACACCAGCAATATCGTAAGCGATAAGGTTAGGCATTGCTCTTCTTACTAATGAAATAAGGATTGGATCCCAATTTGCAATAGATGAACCAGTTGCGTTTGTAGGCGCAGCTTCGCTCAAGAAGGCTTGGTCTTCCTTAGCAGCTCTTTCTTGGTTTTCCAAGATAACTGATGTAACGGCTCGTCTGTAAGAGTCCTTGATTTCTGGTAAATCAGGATGCTCTAACACAGGCTGCCATTTTTTTTCGTGTGTTTCGGATAAGTACATTTTAATTTTCTCCCTTTTTCCGTTTTAACATTAAGATATTTTAATATCTTTTGTTTTGCTTATAGCGGCAGTGTAAGCAGCCATAGCTTTCGATAAATCTTCGTTAGAAGCTTCATCGCCAGCCGCCACATCATGTAATTCGTCTTTCACTTCTTCTTTCTTAACACCAAAGTATGATTCTTTAATAGTTTCACATTTTGACTTGAAAGAGTCTGCGTCAGACCATTCAATTTCTTCAGCAAGTTTAGCAAACTTTTCTTTTGATGTATCTGCTAAATCAGAAGCAACTTCAGCCATGATTTCTTTTCTTGACTTAACTGCATTTTCTTTATTTAACTCTACATTCTTTTCAATTTGCTCATTGAGTTTCTTTTCTAAAGATTCAATTTTAGCTGCTTGGTCTTCAAGCACATTGTATCTTTCATCTGGAACATCAATGTAATGCTCAGCAAAAAGTTTTTTAAGACCTGTGATAAAGTCTTCAGCGATTTCACCTTTAATACCTCTTTCAAGAGCGATTTCGTTTTCTTTCATCCACTCTTCAACGACATATGATAGGTAACTGTCAACTTTTTCAGTTAGGGCTTCTTTTGCTTCTGCAATGTCTTGCTCGTAATTAGTTTGAACATCTGCTTCCATTTGTTCAGCAATCTCTTTGACTTTAGAGTTTACTGCTGATTCAAAAACAGTTGCAGCTTTAGTTTTAAATTCTTCGGATAAGTCATCTTGTCCAGCGACTAAAGCGTCCATATGCTCATCAACTTCTTCTTTTTTCATCTTGTAAGATGATTTCATGTAACCAGCTTTAACTGTTTTCTTTTCATCATCTTTTGGCATATCTTCTTCTTTCACATCTTTAACATCTTTCTTATCTTCAGCGTCTTTGTCTTCAGATTTTTCTTTATGTTTTTTCAATGCGTCTAAAGCAGCTTTAGGCATTTCGCCTTCTTTGATTTCTTCCGAACCTTCTTCAGTTTCTTCTTGCTCTTCTTTTAGTTTTGGCATAGGGTCAGCTGCGCCTTGACTTTTCTGTTGAGCATCTCCAGAAACCTGCTTTGTTTTTTTAGTTGCGTCAGGATTGCTGTCTGTCGGTTTTACCACAGCTGGACCTAAATCTTCTGCCTCATTTGACAGGTGAGTTGGCTCAGCCGCTACAGCATTCTTCTTAGGAGCATCTGCAACTGTAGCTTCTGCTACTGCTTCAGCTTCTAACGCCTCTAAATTTTTAGCTTCTGTATCGGCCATTGAGAAATCTCCTTTATTAAATAACTAGTTATTTTTTCTCTTAATTATAGATATTTATAAGATTATAGATTTTGAAGAAAGGATTTGAATACTTTAGACTTAGCTTCTGCTAAAGCCTCTCTCTTTGCTTTCGCAATCTGTTGTTTCCACTCATTAATATCTTTTTCAACAAGAACGCCATTGTCCCATATCCACTCTTTTTGTTCCATAATGCCTTCTACGAAAGCATCTGGAGCTGAGGGGTCAGCAACAATATCAGCAGCTGTAGCTAAATAAAAATCTCTACCTACATAATTTGCGCCATTCTTGGTTACCAAGGAACCCATACCTCGACTAGATACTCCTAATTGAGCACCTTCGTCAATAAGACCTTTTACAATCTTACCATACGGTGTATCCATGATTTTTGCTTCACCGATAAAATTTTTGCCTTCAGACTTTAGAGATGTAATCATATGTGATACTCTCTCAAGGTTTACTGTAGGTCCATCTGGATGGCCTAGTTCACCGAATGCTCTTTTTTTATCTATGAATTCTTTTGTATAACGGTCTACTTCTTTACCAAGTATTTCACTTTCGTAAATTCTACCGTTACGATTTTTAATATCTGACTGTAAGAAGACGCCTCTTATTTTGTAATTCTTTTTACCATTGGTTTCTTCAACCAAGTATTGTGCGTCTTGTATTTCTTCCGATATAAGTTTCATTGTTCTCTCTCTTGTACCAACTATTTATAAACTTTTTTATCTAAACTCTACAATTATTGTGTAATTGTCACCGTTTGCAAAGTTTTTTGTTGATAATAGTATATCTCCTGTTGGTGTTGTTGCGTTATTTAATATCTCATCTCCAGCAGTTCTTAGGTCCCAATAACCATTCCCACTTAGTAATACTGCTGTACTATTTGTTGCACCTGCCCATAACAATTCTACAGCTGACTTATTGTTAGCCGTGTTAATAGAGTACCATATTCTAGCAATCTTTCTAGCACCATCTTCGGTCATAAATGTTGTTTCTGAAGCGTCAACTTTTCTAACTAATTGTTCGCCTGTACCGTCTGAGATGTTTGTCATCTTAACAACAAATTTAACACCAGAGGTATCTGTCAATGTTTGTGTTGTAACTATGTCTGCCATTTTAATTAAATCCTGTTTCTTTGTGACACTCTAACATAAGACTAAAATTATCTACATTAGCGTCTGTTATAATTTTAATATCACCTGTACCTCTAATTTTATTTTCATTTGGTTTTAAACCATAATTATCAATACCTGTCATATTCAATTCTTCTTCATTTTCAAATTGCAATTTTACTGTGCCTGTGCCTTTTACTTCATAGTAAACATTTGCAATTGATACTTCAGATTCATTTGTTGAACCTGATAATGTATCTAAATTAATTAAAGTTTCATCTTCATTTCTAGCACCAGTAATTTTATTAATTACTTTAAATGAATCATCAACTAATTTTTCAGATACGATAGTCATATTATAATCCCCACTTAGTGGTTAAATAAGATTCCACACCAGAAATCTCAGCACCTGACAATGCTTTATTAAACATTAAAACTTCTCCAACATCACCATTCATAAACTCAGCGCTGTCATCACAACCTATAAAAATTGTTCCGTTTGAAGCACTTGTAGTTGTACCAACCGTACCAGTAAATGTTAAAGTTTTAGCAGAACCATCAATTCTGTAAACTAATCTAGCTGCATTACCTGATTGTGTACCATCAAATACCAAAGTATGAATATGAAAATCTGTATCAGCCGCTGTGCTACTGTCTGCACTAACACCTGCCATAGTTACTTTAAAGTTTGTATCAATAAACATACCCATATCATCTTGGTCACTTGTAGTTAATGTTTGTGTACCAGATGTACTAGAAAACTTTGATACTATAACCATTGACATACCGGCCAAGCTTTGAGCCCACGCAACAGGATTAATACTTAAACAATCATTTGTACCATCAAATCTTACAATAGATTTTCCGTTTTGTATTGCTGACCTAAATGTTGGTCTTGTAGTTGCACCACCAGTTGGATTGGCATTATGAGCAAAGTTTGATTTATCTGTCCATTGAGTAAATGTATCACCATCTGAAACAGCTGGTGTAAATTGTCCAGCAGCTGCACCATCAAACCAAACTTGTAGAGTTGTAGCTGCGTCTGATACTGAATCCTCAATTGTATCTATTGCGCCACCAGCTACAAATTGTTGGTCGTACCAAGTTTTAGAAAGTTCACCACGCTCAACACTATCTGCAACTGTTCTACATCTAATATAATTTTGTTGAGTGCCACTAAAATCTCCTACTTTAGTATAGTTCTAATACCACTAGCAACAGAAACATTAGTGCCGTCAGCAGAATCAGGATATGTGTTAGTAACTACAGCAGTATTTTCATACTCCCATATACCGTTTGAACCTGGTACTGTTACCCACGCCATCTTTATTCTCCTGTTTCTGTGTCAATATAATTGTATAGAACATCTGTACTTACATTGTGAAAGTCTGCGACTTTATCAACAGCAGTTTCTACTCTATCAATTATACTACCTTCTTCTTTTTCTATTACTTTAAAAAAATCAGTTACCACTTCTTTGTGAAGAGGTGGCAACTCATTAAAAGTTTTTGTAGTTATAATATTGTTATTATTATAATTACTGATTTTCATTCTCAGCAGGTGCCTCTGCTTCAGGTTGAGTTTCAGTATTAGGTGTAAACTCAATCTGTTGACCCTCAGTGTCCATAATTTGGTCTGTTCTATCAGACGGGTCAATAACGGCAGGTTTTGGGTCACTATGAGGTTGTGCCTCTACTCCATTAAATATTTTACCTGCAATATCAATTCTAGCTTGGTCTAAACCTGTAGCTACTTTATCTCTTAAAGCATCTTTAAATGCTTCGCCAGCTTCTGCATTGTTGCCAGCTGCTAAGTCATCAATAAATGTTTTTACATGTTCACTCATCATTTTCTCCTATTATAAGTTCTCATTATTTGTTGTTGGGGCTGCAATAATACCGTCATCAACTTCTTTTTTAATTTGTTTATCAATATCTTCAATATCTCTTTGAGATTGTTTTAAGATATTCTTTCTAACATATTCTACTGAGAAATATTTACCAACATAATCTCTTACACTATCAGCAAGTCTTAATCTTTCTAATAACATTTCAGACTCTTTTAATTCTGCAAAGTGTCCGTCTTGTAAGAAATCATATTGTAATGCATCTCTTAAAATGTGCCAATCTTCATCTGTAATAACAGCTTTTAAGATTAACTGTGTTTTAAGAACATCATTAAA